ATTCATCTAACAAGTTTTCTTTACCTTCTGGTATCTCAATATAATGTTCTTTGAACACTGATTGTAAAGAAGTCATAAAGTCCTCAGCAATTTCAGTTCTAAGACCTGTACTTACTGCAACTTCGTTTTCTTTCATCCAGTTTTCAACAACGTAGTTCAAGTAAGAATCTACTTTCTCTACTAATGAATTTTGGATTTCAGAAACCTCTTCTTCTAGGTTTTGCACATATTCAGCTTCTAAACGCTCAACTGATTCGGCTAATTTACTTGTTAGTACTGCTTCTACAATTGCGCTTGCTTTTTCACGGAATCCATCGGAAAGTGTTGCCTCTTCTTTGATGATAGTGTCAAGATCTTCGTCGAAATCAATAGCTTCTACTTTCGCTTTAGCTTTGAGTTCGTTTTTCTTCTTAGGCAATGAAGCTTTCATTGCTTTATCGTAGTCACCAACTTCTTGGTCGTTATCTTCTTCTACTTCATTTTCAGAAACTGCACTCATTTTCGCAAATAGTTTTTGTGCGTCTTCTTTCTTGGCTGATTTTAGCATATCAACAGCTGCTTGAATAACACCAGCTTTAGTTTTTGGAATAGAAACTGTTTTAGGAGCTTCTTCTTCCATCTCTTCTTCTTTAGAAGACTTTTTAGCTTCTTCTAATTCTTCAGAAGATTCTTCTTCTGCTTGTGTTTCTTCTACAACTTCCTCTTCAGCTTGAACATCCTCGACGATTTCATCGTTAAGTTGCTCTTCGCTTTCAACAGAAGCTTGCTCATCAATTGATACGTCTTCAGCGTTTTTTACGTCTTCTGACATGTCGTATTCCTCCATAAGGATTATTTATTTACAAGTTTCGAGAGGAAATTCTTAAATGCTCTAATCTCAACCTCTGCTGAAGAGGTGGACTTAGCTGTCTTTATTTCAGTCTCAATTAATTCAATATCTTGTGCTTTTAGAATGCCGTTATCCCATACCCATTCAACACCTTCCATAATTCCATTGACAAATGCCTCTGGAGCTGAAGGGTCTTGAACGATATCTACTGTCGATAACATAAAGTCACCGTTCACGTAACTAGCGCCATTCTTCTGTACAAGACTTCCCATACCACGACTTGATACACCAAGCTTGACACCACCTTCGAGTAGACCTTCGACGATCTGACCCATTGGTGTTTTCAATATTGATGCCTTTCCTACAACGTTACTTCCCTCCCATTTGAGGTCTGTAATTTTGTGTGAAACTTTATCTAGGTTAATAGTAGGTCCTTCTGGGTGATTTAACTCACCGCATGCCCTACCAGTTGCCACCTGTTCTTTTATATATTTTGCAACAGCTGACTCTAGAATCTTTTTTTCATATATGCGGCCATTTCTATTCTTTTTGTCGGCCTGCATAAACACGCCTTCGATAACGTGTTGTTTATTACCTTTTTTATCTTCGGTAATGTAATTAGTAATATTACTATCGTTATACTCTGAAATTAACTTCATGAGTTATTCTCCGTAATTATTCTTCTTCTTCTGGCTGATCTTCAACCGGTATTTTTCGGTCGATCATACTAGAAGCAAGTTCTATTTTTTTGGCGTCAAGAGCATCTTTCATCTTTTGACCCATAACAGTATCAAATGCTTTGTTAGCATTTACATTGTCGCCTGCTTCCACTTTCTTTATAATATCTGCGATTTCCATTATTTATCCTGTGTTATTTATTTATACGTTTTTATGTTTTAGAAGCTTATTGGAAACGTGGATCATCTGGATCCGGCATATCTAATTCACCTCTTCCTTCTTCATCATCTATTTGTTTCTGCATAGTTTCTATATCATCATCGTTAAAGCGTAGAATATTCTTCTGTACCCACTCTTTTGATATGAAAGTACCCATAAATTCATCTAATGAACTTAACATTTCAAATCTTTCTCTATACATTTCAGCTTCTTTTAATTCGCTAAAGTAGTTATCTTCAATATAATCAAACGTAATAGATTCTTTCCATTCTGCCCAATCATCTTTTGTTATAATACCCTTTATAATTAATTGTGTCTTCAATAATTGTATAAAGAGATCTGAAAACCTTTTTCTTAATCGATCAATAAACTTTTTAAACTTAACTTCGTCTCTTGTTATTTCGGACGTTCTGCCTAAAGAGAACTGAGCTTCTTGTTCTAATCGATTCATAGGTACGTTAAGAGATTTATATAATTTCTTTTGGAAATATATTATATCATCTATCTGACCTAAATTCTCGCCGCCTGGTAGCGTGGTGATCTCGGTCCCTCTCCCGCCTTCCCTACGCGGCAGGAAAAAGTCCTCGAGCATACTCATATGCTTTTTATCGTCTTTGATATCACCAGTCTTAGCATCATATACCAATTTGTTTCTATATTGATTCATAATACCTCTTAGGTATTCTTCCGCTTTACCCTTAGGTAAGTTACCAACATCAATATAAAATATCCTACGTTCTGGGGCACGTGATATTCTGTATATGACCAACGAATCTTCCATCATTCTTAACTGATTGACTGGTTTAATAGCCTTATGTAAGTATGATAAAATTCTTTTTCTAGAACTATCTAATATACCAGATGTGCAATATGCTATAGCATCAGGATTAATTTTTAGTCCTTGGTTATATTTTCCAAGAGCATTATCTTGGAATATAAAAAATTCTTTTTGAGATTTAATTAATTTAGCCCCTGTTTTAGGATCTTCCTCTTCTTCAATCTCTTTTACTTTTCTTAATTTAGTTGGATCGATATATCTAAGTTCTTTAATACCTAACTTTTGATTCTCTTCATCAACTATTATATGGTATGGTAATCTTCCATCTACATACCAACGTCTGAATATATCATGCGAATAACTATTAAAGTTAAGCATTTCTAATATATTGTCAAACTCTGCTTTAATTAATTTCTTAATTTTATCTGAAGCATCTACTTTATCTAAAACAATATCTACTGGAACATCGTTATGATCTCCTACGATTGCTTCATTAATAATATCTTCTACCGCTGCATCACACTCTGGCTGAGTTGATACATCACGATATTTCATAATAAGATCTATTTCGTTTTTGGCCTTGTCGCCATCTAGATCCAAATAAGCACCAAAATGACCGCCTGATGTAATTACACCAGCGCCGTCTTCATCTGTGTTTGGTACAAAGGAAACTTTAGGAACTTCTTTGTCCTTTCCTTTTCTATTTATTTCGAATCCGAAAAATTCTGCCATAATATCTTTCTCTCTATATTGTCAGAGAGGGAAATAAATCCCTCTCGTCAAATATATTTATAAACCTAATTAAGAAGTGGTTCCACTTTCCCAATACTGAACTTGTAGTTCAACGGTAAACTCCTGAATAGCATTTTCAGTTTCGTATGAAACGTCTATTGCTCCTACGTTAGATGGCCAAAGCCCTCTAAAGTCGTAAGTTTTAGTAGTATTACCTTCTTTATCAAGTTGTTCTATAATAGCATCAGCTTGATAATCTGTTGGATTACTTAATCCTGTATTAGCGTTGTGGGCATTAATACCGTTACTCCATGCTTCAAAAGCATTTCGTACTTCAAAACCAACATCATTAATAACTGTAATAGTCCAAGGTTCAAAAGTTCTATCTCCAGCTATCTGAAGTTGTCTTCCTCTGAATGGTACCATTATCGGTGCTACGATTGATGCCGGGAATTGAGCAGTTTTACACATAAATGATGTAAGTTCTACATCACCACCTGCATAGCCTGGGAAATTCATTGTAACTTTAAATAAGTTAGAACGAGCACCACCGCCAACTAGTTTAGATTTAAAATCGTCTACGCCTAATATTGCCATGATTTATACCCCTTATGATCCGGCGATTTCTGAGAAATCTACGCCTGTTCTTGTTGCTATGAAATTCAGTGTAATGAAGTTAATAGATCTGGATGGCTTGATAAAAATATCTGCCACAAATCTGTTACCATCAATAACTGCGCCTGTATTGTTAGTAGTGTCACAGATTACTGAGAAATCTGTCATACCACGTCTTCCTTTTACGTCTCTTAAGAACGGTTCCACCATGTTGCGGAAATTCGCTCTTGTGAATTCATCATTGAATTCAAATAATTGTGCTTTAGCTGCTGTTGAAATTGCTTTCTCTAGTGCTATGAACAATCTTCGAACGTTGATCCTATCAAATGCAGAAGGTTTTGCTAATAGAGTTTTATCTCCAAATAACATCATACCTTGTCCTGGGAAAGAAACCAATGGATTTACTCTTGCCTTGTACAATGTATCTCTATCTGCTTTTTTAGGATTGTATGCTAATTTAGTTACGCCTAATAGCTGTCCACGGTTTACACCAGCTGGTGAGAACCATGTATCTGCCACGTTGTCTGCGTTAGCGCATAAACCTGCTACGTGTCCTGAAGCACCAATATATCTAAATACATCGTTGTATTTGTCATATACGTATAATGCTGAGCTGTCGCAAGACGCGTAAGAAGTAGATGTTAATCCATCTGCAAATGCTTTAACAGCAGCGACAGGGTTTGCCTCTCCTACTGTGTCTGCAATCGGAGGAGATACAAAAGCCATACAATCTTTTCTTGCATTTGCAATAGAGATTAAGTCTTCTGCTATTAGTTCTGCTCCATCTACATCTGGGTGTGCAAACAATAGGTTAACATCAACAGTTTCTGCATCTTCGAATAGGTCGAATCCGTTTGCAATAACTCCAGCAGTAACGTTTCCGGTACCTTCTGCGTTATCATCAACACCTCCACCTAGAGATGCTTCCATTGCTGCGTTGTGTGTTGTAAATGATCCTCCAGGGACGCTGGAAATTGCATTTCCTGCTTCTGCTAAGTTAGAGTTATGATCAGTCCACCAAATATACTTAGAGTTTTTATTAATAACCTCTTTGTAGTAATTAGTAGTTCCATCGCTCTTTTTAGCATCTGAACCCTGAGAAACAAATGCGAAAGTTTCTAGGACTGTACCTGCTGTACCTGTCCATAAACCATCTTGGTCAATAACTGCTACGTGTAATTCGTCGTTTGCGCCCGATTTACCAATTGACACTGCATAATCTGAAGTTCCTGGTGCAGAATCGAAAGATCCTGAATAAGCCCAGCCTGAAAAGCTTGCTATACCTTGTGATATAACAGAAACTTGTAAGCTGTTTCCTAGAACTCCTGGATATTTTGCAGTCCAGTCCCCTACTGAAAGGGAACCACCAGCATAGTTATTATCATAATCATCGTCGTTCTTAATAAGTTGTCCAGTAGAACCATCAGAAGTAGCGTTTTTAGCGTCACCCCCAACAACTCTAACAACTTTCAGCGCGTTGCCATACTTTAAGAATGCCGCGGCTGTAAGAAAATGTTTAGCGGTATTGTCATCCGGCGTACCAAATTTTTCAGCCAATTCTTGTTCAGAACTGATTGTACAAATTTCGAGCACTGGACCCCAATTAAATGCTCCAACTGTTCCTCCTATGGAAGTAGAAACTGCTGGAATCACGCTAGTTGCGTCGATCTCTTTTACCTCGACGCCTGGTGATACTTGAAATGCCATCGCTTTATCCTCTTTTGAGTTAGTTAATATGTATCATAATACGGTTATTTTCAATATGTTTATTTATACTAATTAGGTTTCTATGGACTAAACATCGGTTCTATCGTTCTTAGGAACCCAATCTGATAATACAAATTTCCGTTTTGGATTGATTGCTACCTTAAATATACCTAATAAATCTCTATTAACAAGCATTTCTGAAGCAGAATCACGCTCGGTTAATCCAAATGGAACGGTATATTGTTTATTATTAAATGTTACTGTTAGTTCTACAACTGGTCTTTTATCAATCGTATTTAAATGTTTTGCAAGAGATACATCTATTATATTGTTTTTAAATTTCTGGCCACGTTTTTCCCAGTGTGCTACATCACCTTCTATCTTTAATTTATCTACGTGTAGCATAGTAGCATTTGTACCATTACCAGTATCAAATTTAGCTCTTACTGGATGATCGTAACCCTGAATCATAATTCTTTCTATATAACCAGCTTCTGTTCTAAATAAAGGTCTTCTGTGTATCTCTGCTGCATAATAGTCTAAGATCATTTCGAATATTTCGTGATCCGTCTTTTTACCTAATTTTTTACCATCTGCTGGGTCATATCCCATAAATTGTGAACGTATACCAGGTGAGCCATTCATCTCTAATACATATAATTCTTTACCAACTTTACAATGATCTACCCCACAATACATAGCGCCAGAGCTCCGTGCTGCACGCCTAATCAATTCTTTTTCTTCATCCGATAAATCATATGGCTTAGTTTTAGCACCCATGTGTACATTGTTTCTAAACTCTTTATCGTTGTCATCTGTTTTCATTCTTTCAGCTGCGCCAATAATATGTCCATTTACAACCAAAGATCTTACATCAGACTTAATAGGTAAGAACTCTTGTATTAATATTTGTGCATCATATTTCCACATAGATTGTGCAACAGATGTTAATGAAGCCATATCATTTACTTTAGAAACACCAACACCCTGTGTACCTGTAAGAGTTTTAATTATAACTGGAAACTTACCACCAATTTTTTCGTGTGCGTTTTCTATAGATTTAACATTGTTAATCATCGCAGTCTTTGGTGTTTGTATATCGTATCTATTTAAAGTAATAGTACTAGATAATTTGTTATCA